CGCCTGCCGATAAACCCGCCGATGAGAGCGGCGACCTTGACCACTGGAAGCAACGCGCCAAAGTGGCTGAGGGTCGTCTTGCGAAAGAGATGCCCCGCATGGCTCAGACGATCCGCGAACTGCGTGATCAGCTGGCTGCTGCAGAGCAGAAGGTCGCATCACTCGAAACGCCTGCGCCCACCAACGACGGCATCAAGCCGGAAGAGGTTGAGCAGTACGGAGCGGAGTTCATCGACATGGTCAAACGCGCTGCAAAGAGCGCGAATGGCGTAGACGGTGATGTCAAGAAGCAGCTTGAACAGGTCACGGAGGCGCAGCGCAGGGTCGCACGTCAGGCGTTCTTTGAATCACTGAACCGAGACGCTCCGCAGTGGGAACAGCTGAATACCGATCAGGACTTCCTGAACCACCTCTCAGGGCTCGACCCGTATACAGGTCGCCCGAGGCAGGAACTCTTTGACGACGCTTATGAAAAGCTCGATGCATGGCGCATCGCCAACTTCTTCAACTCCTTTGAGCAGTCGAGACAACCAAGCACTGAGTCGCGACCGCCAAGCCGCGCTGATCAGGTAGTGCCGTCCTCGACGAGGGCAGCGCAACCTGCAGCAGCACCGGCAAAAAGGGTCTGGACCACGGAGGATGTCGCTCGTTTCTACGACGACGTCAGGCGTGGAAAGATCGCTGAGGCAGAAGCGGCTCGGATTGAATCCGACATATTCGCCGCTCAATCTGAAGGGCGCTTTCGTTGAAGCAGACAATCCCGTCTGACGCGAACGCTTAACAAACAGGGGGCGGCGAGGACATATAACCAAGGAGTTTCAAATGTCCATCGCTGTTTCTGGAAACTACTACGGCGCCGGTTCCGGCACCGACGGCTACACCGGGAAGTTCATCCCGCAAATCTGGTCCGGCAAGCTCCAGGTCAAGTTCTATAGCTCGACCGTTCTTTCTGAGATCACCAACAACGACTGGGAAGGCGAGATCAAAGACCAAGGCGACAAGGTCGAGATTCGCACGATCCCCTCGATCACCATCAGTTCGTACAGCAAAGGTCAGACCCTGTCTTCTCAGGTCCCGACCAACAGCGTGATCGAACTGAACATCGATCAGGGCAAGTACTTCCAGGTCGTCGTGGACGACGTCGATGAGGTGCAGGCTGACCTCAAGCTCATGGACATCTTCACCAATGACGCTGCTCAGCAGATGAAGATTTCCGTGGACACCGATGTGTTGGCTGGCGTGAAGAACGCTGCAGCTGCCGCCAACCAAGGCGCATCTGCCGGTGTTCTGTCCGCCAACATCAACCTCGGCGACGGCAACGCCACTGGTGGTCTGACCGGCGTTCAGCTGTCCAAGACCACGGTCATCAACAAGATCGTGGAAATGGGTCAGGTCCTGGACGAGCAGAACGTGCCTGAAATGGGTCGCTGGATGGTCATCCCTGCGTGGATGGCAGCCATGATCAAGCAGTCCGATCTGAAGGACGCCTCGATCACTGGCGACAACCAGACCCCGCTGCGCAATGGTCGCCTCGGCACCATCGACCGCTTCACCCTCTACGTGTCGAACCTGTTGCCCACCGCAACTGGCGCGACCCGTATGTCTGGTGACGCTGGCGCTGGCACCGTCAAGGGCACCTACGTGTACGCAGGCACTCGCGACGCCATCACCTTTGCTTCGCAGATCACCAAAGTCGAAACGCTGCGTTCGCAGTCCACGTTCGGAAACATCGTTCGTGGCTTGAACGTGTTTGGCTACAAGGTGATCAAGCCCGAGGCTCTGGTCGAAGGCTTCTTCTACGCCTGATGAGTAGGGCGGGCTGGGGCAACTCGGTCCGCCCTTTCTTCCAATGCTTCTACGACACAAACGAAACGGCAATGTTTATGCGTATGCCAAGGTCCTGATGGACTCTGGCGATTACGAGATTTACGAAGAGCCCAAGCCCGCAAAGGTTGAGCCTGAGCCCGCAAAGGTTGTTCGTCGCAGAAGAGTAGCCATCCCAAAGATAGGAGAGCCGCATGGCACAAACACCCAATGAAATCCTCACCAGGGCTGGAGACATCCTTCAGGACCAAACCAACGTTCGTTGGGCGCAAGCCGAGCTGCTCCGCTACCTGAACGATGGTCGTCGTGAACTTGCAATCCACCGCCCGGACATTTACTCCGCCACGTTTGTGATGACGCTTGCCGCTGGCTCACAGCAAACCATTCCCACTGATGGGAATCGTTTTCTGGATGCCGTGCGCAATGTGTCATCTGCAGGCGTGGTTGGACGCGCGGTCCGCGTAGTGGAGCGTGAGATTCTCGACGCGCAGCTTCCTGACTGGCACACGGAAACTTCGTCAACGAGCCTCAAGCACTTTATGTTCGATGAGCGCTCGCCAAAGACGTTTTACGTGTACCCGCCAGCCGTTGTTGGTCACAAACTGGAGATTGTTTACTCAAAGTCTCCGGTTGACGTGACCACTGGCGATCTAAGCTCAACGTCAATACTGCAAAGCGAGGATATTTACTCTGGCGTGCTACTGGATTACATCCTGTACCGAGCCTTCAGTAAAGATTCTGAGTACGCAGGGAACCTGCAGCGGGCTGGAGTGCATTACCAAATGTTCGCCAACTCGCTGGGGATCGGAAACCGCCGCCGCATTTCCACGTCTCCGAACGTGACGAATATGGATGGCGTCCCGCCCAAGTCGGCGCAGCTTGATATGGCTTGATCATGGCTACTCTCGACGACTTTTATCAGTTCGTTCTTCCTGAAGTGCCTGGATGTCCCGAGATCACGGCTGACGTGGCAATAAGGTCCGCGCTGATTGAGTTCTGCGAGAAGACACATGTCATTCAGCGTGATCACGACCCTGTGACGATTCTGGCTGGGATCACCGACTATGAGCTTGAGCCCCCAACAGGGCAGCTTGTGGTGAAGGTGATGCGAGCCTGGTATCGCAGCAACGAACTCGATCCCGCTGCCCCAGATAGTGTGCCTAAGGCTGAGGTGTACAACACCTTATTCACGGGCGCAGACAAAAGCCGCGCCGATCCGAGAGTGTTCTTGCAAAAGGACGAGCGCTCGATCAGCGTGTTCCCGATCCCTAAAGAGACAGCATCGAACTCGCTCACGATGCGCGTGGCTCTCAAGCCATCGCGTAGCGCAGCGACTTTCGACGACGTTCTGTTTGAGGACTACGCGGAGGTGATTGCAAGTGGCGCCAAATACAGACTGCTCTCTATGGCAAACAAGCCGTGGACAAACGGTCCAGCAAGCGCAGCAAACCTCACTGCATTTATGTCGGGCGTCAACGCCGCCAGATCGCGAGCCATCAGGGGCAACTCAAGAGCCGAGGTCAGGGTTCGGCTAACAGGAGTGTGAGATGGCAGAGCGCATCAAGCTTGTACAGGGCGACAACCTACCTTCAATTACCTTGAAGTTGACCCGTGAAGATGGGTCACCAATCAACCTGGATGACCCGGATATTTTCGTTCGCGTGTTCTTCAGGCAAGCCGGAAGCGAAACGGTACTTGCAACACTCATCTGTGAGAAGGTTGCACCGCTATCAGACGGTGTTGTGCGATTCAACTTTCCTGGGACCACCTTGAATGTTGATCCAGGGTTTTACGAAGGGGAGGTGTCAATTGACTACGATGGACTCATAGAAACCGTTTACGAGACGCTGAAGTTCAGCGTTCGCCAACAGTTCGCTTAACCTCTTTTGAAAGGAAACGATCATGTCTGCAATGTCGGACTATTTGGAAAACAAACTCATTGACCACGTCTTCCGTGCCCAGACGTTTGCCGCGCCAACCGCGCTGCATATTGGTCTTCTGACTGCGGCTCCCTCGGATGCCGGTGGCGGCACAGAAGTAAGCGGCAATTCATACGCGCGCGTCGCTTTGACTCCGTCTTTGACCAACTGGAAGTCGACCAACAACACCACTGGTGCGGTCTCTTCTGGCACAGGCGGAAACACAAAGAACGCTGCAGCAGTGACGTTCCCAACCCCAACCGGGACCTGGGGAACCGTGTCGCACTTTGGCATCTATGACGCCGCAACAGCTGGCAACCTGCTGTTCTGGGGCGCTCTGACGATTGCCAAGACCATCAACCAGTCGGATACGGTGACGTTCCCGGTTGATTCGCTGTCCATCACGTTTGCCTAACGGGGCTGACTGATGCTTGTCGGGAGCGGCGCGTTTAATGGGGGGCTGCTAAACAGCGGCTTCTTGGAGTTTGGCAGCTCATCCAATTGCACAGCTATCGCTGGTGCCGCGCCGCTTTCCGTCACCAAAAACATTGAGTCCGCAGTTTCAGCAACGGCGGCTGTTGGCAGCGCCGCTGCCAGTGTCACGAAGAATCTCGAAGACTCAATCGATTGCACGGCTGTAGTCGGCACAGCGGCACTTGGGGTAACCAAGCCACTGGAAGATGCAGTCGATGCCTCCGCGACTGCAAGCGCAAGCGCTGACATAACCAAAGCTCTTGGTGCTTCTGCCGGGGTGTCAGCCGCCTCGTCGGCGCAGCACTACGTTGGCTTCGTGGTTGCTGGGAGCGCATCCTCTAGCGCCGTTTCAGACCCGGCAACCGCCATCGTCTCTTATGTGGTGGGAAGTCAGCAGACAGCAACAGCTATTGCTGGCACTGCTCCCGCTTCAGTTACGAAGTCCATTGAGTCTGCTGTATCGGCAGCGGCGTTAATTGCCTCATCGCTTGAGGTCATCAAGTCAATCGATGGCGGTATATCGGTTGCCGCATCGACTGATGCTGCCTCTACCGACGTCTCCAAGCCTCTGGCAGATGAAGCAAGCGTTGTTGTTTCTTCAAATGGCGGGATTCTTGTTGACTACGTAGTATCCGGCGCTGGGCAATTTGCCAGCAGCATATCCTTAGCCTCGCTCGCGTTGCAGAAGACGCTTGAGGTTGGCGTACCAGAGACCTCTCTTTCTTTTAGCGAGATTGGGGAAGTTGCGCTTAACGAAGGCGTCCTCGGCGGCGATGCGCTGAGCCCTGGCTTAAACGTCAGTGGTCTTGCTGATAATGCTGCGCTTGCTGTCTCAAATACGCTGAGCGCTGACATCGCCGCATTGGCTGCTGTAGACAACGCCAATCTAGATGTAACGAAGGGGCTGGCATTGTTCGCCAGCGCTTCAGCAACAACGACAGCCGATGCTTATGCGGACTACGTTGTCGCGGTGGCTGCAAGCGCCTCTGCTTCCGTCTCGTCCGACGTTTCCCTCACGAAGGTCATAGAGGCTTCTGGGTCGGCGGCTGTTTCGACGATTGTTGCCGCCAGCCTTGAGAAGGTTCTTGCCGGACTCGCTCAAGCAACAGCTGTTGCTGAGGGTCAGCACTACGTCCAGTACGCCGTAGACGGAAGCTCGCTGTCAACAGCTGTTGTTGTTGCCCAGCATTACGTCGACTTCACGATTGCCTCAAATCAGAGCGCTCTTGCCACATCGGTAGGCGCTGTGCTTGTTGACTATTCCGTCGCGTCGTCCGCTTTCGTCGCCGCGACATCGACTGCTGCCGCCGCAATCGATAAGCTGCTTGAGGGGCAAGATGCTGCTGCGTCGGCATCTACGCTTGCTGACCTTGCCGCAACCAAAAACCTTGAGTGCGCAGACCAATGCACAGCGGAAGTCTCTGCTGCGCCAGCGGATGTCACGAAGAACATTGAGGCGCAGGCAAATGCTGTTGCCTCCGTTTATGCAAGCGTAGGCGTCGAAAAGCCGCTTGCTGTCGGCGCCTCATGTGCTGCGTCCTCATCGGGAGCCTTGTCAGTCGACAAGCCCCTTGCGTCTGATGCGGCGGCTTCGGCAGGCGCAAGCTCTGAGCTTGGTGTTGCCAAGGACCTTGCGGCAGGCGCGAGCGCAACAGTGGCGGCATCTGGTCAACATTACGTTGACTATGTCGTAGCCGCAGCCGCCGCCAGCAGTGGTTCAACCACTGCAGCGGCTGACATCACAAAGAACCTGGAGTTGAGCGGCAGCGCAGCCGTCAATACCCAGGCGATCTTTTATGTCGATTACGTTGTCGAGGTACAGGCGCAAGCTGTTGCCACCACCCAAGCCTCAGCGTTTGTTGCGTTTGTCATAGCTGCCGAGCCCTTGGTTGCCGCGACAACTCAAGCGTTTGCCGACATCACCAAGAACATGGAGGTGACCGGCTCTGCGGCAGTCACCACTTTGGCTGATGTTGCGCTGACCAAAAACATGGCGCTCGACGGCAGCGCTGTCGTCAGCACGATTGTGTTTGTCGACCTAACCAAGTCGCTTGCGGCGAACGAGTCGGTTTTTGCCACGGCTGGCGCCGCCCTCGACATAACCAAGAACATAGCTTCGGTCAGAGGCGCATCGGCGAGCGCGACTTCAACGATGGCGCTCACAAAGAATATGGCTGGAGACGTGAGTAATGTCTTCAGCATTGAAAGCGCCAGATTGAGGCGGACCTTGAATCAGAAAATCAAGGTATCCGCTGACGCAAACCGAACCCTTGTAATCACGAAACCCAACTACTTGTTGTGCGACGTCGCCGCCAACAGGGCAATGTTTGAAGTCAGGAGAACTGGATAATGCCCATCCTATTTACGAACAACGCAGCGACTACGCTTGCGTCTGCCATCACCAACTCTGCGACTTCACTGACCGTCGCCACAGGGACTGGCTCAAGATTCCCGACGCCAACCAGCCCTGATTTCTTCTACGTCACCTTGGTTGAGGGCACAAACACAGAGGTTGTGAAAGTGACTGCTCGCAGCACCGACGCACTGACGATTGTTCGCGGGCAAGACGGAACGACTGGCACTGCGTTTAACGCTGGGGCAAGGGTCGAGTTGCGCATCAATGCTGCACTTCTGCAAGAGTTCACCCAGAAGAGTAACCCCCAGTATCTGCGCCAAGTCCTCACTGATGGCGCAACGGTGAACTGGGATGCAAAAAACGGTCAAGCCGCTCAGCTGACGCTCGCTGGCAATCGAACAATTGCGAACCCGACGAATTTGCAGGACGCATCGTATTTGACCTTAAAGCTCATTCAGGATGGCACCGGAAACAGAACGGTCACATGGGGCAGTATGTTTAAGTGGGCGGGCGGCGCGGTGCCGGTGCTGTCTACGTCGGCAGGCGCAGTTGACATCTTATCCTTCTACTACGACGGCACAAACCTCAACGGAAGCTATATGAGGGGGATGGCGTAATGATGACGATGCCCGCATCGATGCGACGCTTTGTCTATGAGGAGGTCGCCACCGGCACTTCTTCCTTATCAATCCCAACCAATACCTACACCGAGCCTGTGTTTCTTATGGTCAGGATTGCGGGGAACAGATCGAATGGTGTGCAGACCGTTCCAAGCAGGGTTGGTAATGGCAGTCAATTTCTTGTGCAGAACAATGCAGTCATCACTGGCGCGAACGGCTCGTCTGGAGCCACTTATGGTGGCGCTGGCGGCAGCGGTTCTTCAAGTACTGGCGGCAGTGGGTCTGCGGGCACTAAGGTAGATGGCGCCACTGGCGGGCATGCACTGAACTTTGCGAACGTTACCGGGAATAGAGTTTACTTTCTCAATAACCTTGGCACCATCCAAGGCGGAACAGGCGGAAGCGGGACTGGTAGCGGCGCCGGAGGCGGCGGTGGTGGCGGTGGTGGTGGGATCTATGGCGACGGGAAGAACAACGTCTCCACCTCTGGCGGAAACGGCGGAGGTGGCGCTGGAACGGTCCCCGCCGGAAATGCCACTACCACAACCGGCGGGGCTGGCGACAGCGGCGGCACATATGCTGGTAATGGCGGCGCTGGCGGAAACCCAGGCTCCGCTGGCAGCAGTGGCGGCGCCGGAAACAATGGGTCGGGCGGGAGCGGGGGCGCGGCAAGTGCTGCTGCGTCTGCAGGAGCCAACGGCTATGGAATTTTCGGTTACGGCAACATCAACCGCATCATCAACAGCGGGACTATTGTGAATGGGACGGCTTAATCATGGAAATCAAATACAAAATCCTACACGTCATCCCGGATGAACATGCCATTGTGGTTCGCTATTACAGCGACGATTGCACCTTGACCACAGAGGACGCCCTTTGTTCTGCAAGGAATGAGGATGGGAGCATCTTCTCCTGCCGCACAGATTATTCGATCACGGTCTGGCAAACTCCATCACCCACCGCTGACGAATTGCGGAAGGTCATTATGGCAAGCGCGCCGGTTCAGTGGCTTAAAACACTTGCAGCTGTCGCCGACCCGTTGGTCGATACAAGCCTTTCATCGGCTTTGCAGGGCTCGACTGGCGCGTTCACTGACCAGGAGCAGCAGGCAATGTCCACTCCGAGCTTGGCAGATGCAGTTGGTCCAGAAATCGCTGCGCTCTTTGAGGGGCAGTGAATATGTGGCTCACAATCAATGTCGAAGATGCCGTTCAAAACGGCGCAACGCCACTGGCGACCATCAACAGTGGTGCAGCACAACAGCTGTCTTTTGATGAGGCATGCACAGCCCACGCTTCAACATTGGCGCAGCAACACAACAAGATTTTTTGTGCCCTCTCTGGCGGCTTAGATTCGGAGTACGTGCTGCGCAAGCTTGTTCAGGTTGGCGCAAACGTGACGCCGATCATTGTCTTGGACCTGTTTCCATTCAATGAGGCTCAGTACGCTTTCCATGCTTGCCGCCAACTGGGGCTCACGCCAAAGGTTATCCCGGCGACCGGGGTAATGGCTCTGCAGCCTGGATATACCGTTGACTGGAAAATCCACTGGGGCTCTGTGGTCGCCCAAAAGATCGCAATCCAAGTAGCGGAAATGAATGGCGCCACCTATGTTTCTGGCGAAGGCGACTTGGTGCCGCATGGGCGCGGGGCAACCTTGATACAGCCGCTTGGTAACGACTTCAGTTGTGTTCTTTACGGCGAATCATTCGCAGGCAGATTGTTTGGGTCTGTGTCACACCCGGACCCGTTTTTCCTTGGAACGCCAGAGATCGCAAAAAGTTATCTGCTCGAAATAGACCACTCGCTTCCTGTGCAGGAGGCAAAGAGCAAGCTATACAACCTGCCGTTCCGGGCAAAAATTCGCCCAAGCGCCCATTTAACCCTTGAAACGGCAACCAAAGCAGCGTTCACCTTGGGGAAACGCACTGAAGTCATTGCGCAACTTTGATTGAAGTTGGGTATGTAATTGACGGGCACCCGCTTGTAGTCCCGTCAAAAATTGAAGCGCTTGAGATCGGGAAGCGCCTTGGGCGGAAACCCAGGTTTTATTACTTTGACAGCGTATTCGAGGCTGTTGACTGGAAGTCTGAGCCACCCGAGTCTTTGGAGCGGCTGTATCGTGAGAGGGCGCAGCAGCTGCGGGACCAATACAGCAAGATTTCCTTGTTCTTCTCCGGCGGGTTCGATAGCACCAATGTGCTTGAGACGTTCGTGTCGAATGGCATCCATCTCGACGAAGTTGTAGTTATGGGCGCGTTTTCCTGCGACCCCGAATCAGGGTCCGATGAGAACCAGAATGCCGAGGCATACAAAAATGCCTTTCCACTTCTTGGACGACTTGGGCTTGGCTCCACTAAAGTTACTGTCATGGATTACAAGCGCGCGCTTGAGCGCCCCATGTATTCCGACGGAACCTGGGTGTACCAGTACGGCAGCAACGTGTCGCCCTGGAACTGGATGTTCTCGTCGCCAGATAATTTTGGCACTACGGAAGGTAAGCCATCGCTGTTGCTGTTCGGGGGTGACAAGCCAAATATCGTCAAGCTGGAGAACGGAAGCCACGCTTTGAACTTTATGGACAAGTCGCACCTTGCGTATGGCGGATGCGTCAACTGGCGTGACGGCAGCACTCAGATGAGAAACTTCTATTCTGATGTGGACTCGCACAAAATAATGCGTAAGCAGTGCCACGCAGTTCTCAAGCGAGTCGCCAACTTGCGCGCCACTGGCAACATGTTTACCCCATTTGGATCGCCTTATTACGAGGCGTTTGTGGCTTCTGTTATCTACAGGCTTGAAAACAGTCTGGTCGCAAAGTCTCCGAAGAGCAAGAGCCACATATTTAGTTCGCGGGATAACCATTTGTTCAAGGGTCCGCCAAGCGAAGCCCGTAGCGTCTTTCTCCAAGGGGTTGGCGAGATCAAAAATTTGCTTGGAGAAAAATGGCACGACATCTTCAACGCGCCGCTGCGGTCGCGATATTACTTTTTGGACTGACGGCGAGAGCCTCTCAGGATGTCACCATCGTTGTGAACAGAGAGGCTGGCGGTCCTTACTCAAACATATCGATGCGAATCAAGCGGGCGCTTGAGGCGTCTGGCACTCGGGTCCGGATTGAACATAAACCAGGGGCGTCTGGCAACATTGGGCACCAGTACTTCCAGAGCCTGGACTCGCCAGCGCTGATGGTTAGCGGCGACTCGGTCGTTTTGAACTCTGTTTATTTCCCTCAGGGCTACCCAGCGGGCGCTCCAAAAAATCTTGATCCGGTGTTTGTTATAGGCTTCAACAGCACGGTGATAGTTTCGGCGACCCATGCATCGTGGGAATCGCTGCGCTCAAGCAAACACCTGTTTGTTGGCACCTCTGGCGGCGGTAACGTCAGCGAATTTGGAGCCAGGGCTCTTTGCACCGGGCTTCCCTGTACGTTTGTGAGCTACAAGTCATACGCCGGGGCAGTCAACGACCTGCTCGGCGGCAGGATTGACGCATACGCTGTGAATGTTGTCGGACCAATAGGCGGGCTAAGCGAGCGGCTGAAGCCGGTCGCGGTCCTGTCGCCAAGCCCAAGTCTCATGTACCCGTCAGCCGAGGTTGCCACGATTAACGGCAGCGCCGTCAACCTTGATGGCTGGGTGATGTTGTTTGGGGTGAACCTAGACAGCAAGATCAGGGCAAAAATCATCAGCGAGGTCAGCGCGCTTTTCACGAAAGAAGAGCTTGTCAAATGGGGCTTCAGGGGGGTCAGCGAGCAGTCTCCTGCGGCGCTGCTCGATCAATCAATCAAATCTGTGTCACGTTAAGGAGCGGTAATGGCAATCTCGTTAACAGCTGCGGGCGTCACCAAGACGCACAACGGCTATTTCATCGTCCACTTTTCTTTCACGCCAACTGGCGGCAGCGCGTCCAACTACGTGGTTGCAATCCGCAAAGCTTCTGAGTTTTACCTGGAGGCAATCAGAGCAATCTCAGGCGTCGGTAGTGGCTCCACCAATGACACGGAGATTCTCAACTTTACCAACGGCTCAGTTACAACAACTCTGAACGGAACAGTTAACTTCGATACGACGACCTAATATGGCAAACAAAACGCAGACCATCGATGAGCGCGTATCCGAAGTAGAGGGCAGAGTGGACACTCACGAAGCTGTATGCGCGGAACGCTATAACGGAATCAACGCCCGTCTGAAGCGGCTGGAGGGAATCCTGATTGGAGCCGCTGGCGCAATCATTCTCCTTCTGCTTTCCTTGGTGCTGAAGGTCAAGTAAGACCATAGGAGCGATGAATGAGCAAAGACCCTCGCCTCGCAAAAGCAGGTGTGTCTGGATACAACCAGCCCAAGCGCACTCCGTCGCACCCGACCAAGAGCCACGTCGTGGTGGCTAAGTCAGGCGATCAGATCAAGACGATCCGGTTTGGTCAGCAAGGTGTCTCTGGTAGCCCAAAGAAGGATGGTGAGTCGGAGGCTTACCGCAACCGGCGCGAGTCTTTCAAAGCCCGTCATGCCAGCAACATCTCCAAGGGCAAGATGTCTGCAGCCTACTGGGCTGATAAGGTGAAGTGGTAATGGCGGCATTCGTCATCAGGCGTTTCGCCGGGATGCGTCCGATGGTCGACGCACGGCTGCTGCAAGACATGGAAGCTCAGGTGGCGACGAACGCTCGCTTGCAATCTGGGGCGCTGGTTCCGTTCAAAAACTACCTTTCCGCTGGACTCACCACGGGTCGCACCGGAGCAGCTGTTAAGCGCATTTACC